CCAGGCCTTTGCTGACCTCCGGGACAAGGGCATCAGCCGCCAGACATTCAGCCTCCCGGCGCACCAGCAAATCTGGACCGCCCTGGAAACCGTCGCCGGCACGGGAGGAACCGTGGACGCCCTCACCGTCATCGCCCGCCTTGAAGCCCAGGGCCAGCTTGACGCCGTGGGAGGACACGCCGGAGTCGTGGAAACGGCCACCTACGGAGCCCTTGCCCGGTACAAAACCGCCGCCGCCCTGGAAATGGTCACGGAAGCCGCCAAAAAGCATGCGTTGCTCGCGTTTGCCTCCCGGATGGCGGAAGCTGCCGGCGATCAGCTCAAAAGCGCGGAAGAAGCCCTTGATGAAGCCGAGCGCGGCATGTCCGCCCTGCGGGACCGGTGCGGCGTCCGCCAGACCGAAACCATCCGCGGAGCCGTGGGAACCATCATTGAAAACCTGCAATGGCGCATGAACAACCCCGGAGCCATCAAAGGAATCTCCTCCGGATACCGCCGCCTGGACCTGACCCTGGACGGCCTGCAGCCCGGCGCCATGATCGTGCTTGCCGCCCGGCCCGGAGTCGGGAAAACCGCCGCCCTGGTCAACATCCTCACCAACATCTGCCTCGGGGGAACCCCCGTGGGCATGTTCAGCCTGGAAATGCCGAAATCCCAGCTCCTGGAACGCATCCTCTACGGCATGGCCGGCATCAACTCCGACGACATCCGCCGCGGCAGGCCGATGACGGTCGGACAGCAGCAGCATTTCACGGCCGCCGTCAGAAAAATCACGGCCGCCCCGCTGCACATCGACGACGAAAGCTCCCTTACCATCGACAGCATCAGAGCCCGGGGCCGCCGGATGGTCCGGGAACACGGCGTCAAATGCATCGGCGTGGACTACCTGCAGCTGGTGCGCTCCACGACCCAGCAGGCCCGGGGAAGCCGTGAACGAGAAGTCTCGGAAATCTCCGCCGGCCTCAAATCCCTGGCCAAGGAACTCAATATTCCTGTCCTGGTGCTGGCCCAGCTCAACCGCGACGTGGAAAAAAGAGCCGGGAACGCCCAGGGCAAACCGGTCGTTTCCGACCTGCGCGACTCCGGCTCCATTGAGCAGGACGCCGACCAGATCATCATGATCCACCGCCCCTACATGTACAAGCCCGACAAGCACGACCCCACGGAAGCGCAGTGGATCATCGGCAAAAACCGCTTCGGCCGGCTGGGGCGTATTCAATTCCGCTGGACCGCGGAACTCACAAAATACGAGGAAGAACAGAATTATCCCGTCACCAACAAATGAGACCCCCCAAACCATCCCTGCGAAAAAACAAGCCGACGCGGCGAGGAAAGCCCGGATCCTACAAACTGCGCTTAACGCTTCTGGTGGATCCCAGAAAGAAAGGCAAACTTGTCGAGCTGGGACTTGGTACTAACGACAGACAGGAAGCCGAAGAACGCGCCAACAGCATTATCAATGCTCTGGAATCCGCCGGACTCTACCGTCTTCCCGCCGTCCGCATTCTGGAACATCACGTAGCCCAATTTGGCAAGATTGAACCTCCCCCCTTTGAACATCCAGAATTGCCTCTATGGTAACACCCCTGGAAAAATTCCTGGCAAAACATCCCACACCCTCCGGCATGGATTCAAAGGAATGGGCTGCTCTGAACGCTGCCATGAAGGAAAACAAGTTTTTCTCTTCCAAGGTGGAGAATATCAGATTGCTGGAACGGCTGCACAGGTTGATTAAGAATTATCTGACAGGAGAAAAGGAGACTTTACCCAATGGGGAAACGGTTATCAAGGTAGGAAGCGCCGCGGACTTTTCCAACCAGGCACTTCAATGGCTCCAAACCGAGGGGCTTGTTCCACCGGACGCCGAAGGCCCGAAGTATCACAACGATATTAAAAACATCGGTGCTCTGGCCCGTCTGAAGCTCATTTTCAAGACCAACGTCCGGCAAAGCATTGGGGCTGCTCAATGGGAGGCATCCATGAAACCAGCCAATCTCAAAGCATGGCCTGCTTTCCGGTTCATCCGCTTTCCGGGAGCCAAGACAAAGCGGCTTGTTCATGTCGTCAACGAAGATGCTGTCCGGCTTAAAACCGACTTTACTTTTTGGGCAGACGAAATGAACGCCGCCAGCCTCGGGGGCTTTGAGGTCCCCTGGCCGCCGTTCGGCTTCAACTCCTACATGGATCAGGAGCCTGTTTCCCGGGAAGAATGCGAACGGCTGGGACTACTCAAACCCGGGGAGCCGTTGAAGCGTCCAAGGGGTGCGGAGCGCTTCGGGATTGACCTGATTGAACGGTACGGGTACGGCAAGAAGGCCAGTACGGCGAAGTTGCCGGAGGAACTGAAGGCCAAATTGAAAA